AAAATTTATTAAGATTCTTCTTTAGCCATTCTAATATTCTCCTACCATCACCATAAAATTCTTCTAACTCTAATTGAGTACAAGGTGCTCCTTCACTAAGGGCTTCTCTTTCCTTAGTAAAGTTTTCCTTCATTCTTTCCAAAAGCAACTTATCTAAATTAATTTCATCTGCTTGCTTTTTGGATACACCATACATTACCGATAGATAGTGTTGGATAGTTTCGTGCATTGAACTACCAAAGATTGTGTGAATGTTACCAGAACTTTCACCCAACTTATCTATGTAATTTAACTTATATTGTTGCGGGCAGTTACTCCACATTGAGTACTGCGAAAATGATACTTTTGCCATAATGTAAAGATACGAAAAAATGGTGAAATAACCAAATTAAACTTTGAGTTTTAATTTAGTAATTTGCTTAGGGTCAGTACCATAAGCCTCCGCAATTTCTTTGATGTGTTGCTTACCTGCGGTTGTTTGAAGTAATATTAAATAGTAATCTTCCGCCTGAGCGATTGATGTACTATAATATTTTGCAACTAATTGAATAATCCAATCTTCATATTTTTCGGATGAAGTTGGTTTCATATATTTTAAAAACGCTCTTGTCTTTGGAATTAATCCAATAAGACAAAGATACATTGATTTTGGAGATGCCTCTTGCAAATAAGGTTGAATATCAGAAATTAATTCAATCCATTCAGGCTTCATAGAAAGGAAACGGAGTATCATATAGTTACTCCACGTCTTTCTATCACTTTCATCAAGCGTATCCCAATACTTTGGGTCTTTGTCTTGCGTTATTGCGTTAATATGGTCAAATAATGTTTTAGCCATTGGTATCCATATCTAATGAACGAGTTCCTTCGAATTGTAATTTATCTTTTTGTTCTAATGCTCTTAGTTGAACAGGTTTCATAAGTTCTTGCTCTGCCCCACAATCACCACAAAGATATACTTCAAATGGTATCATCATATCCTGGTCACCACCATATGCTAATTTAGATAATTTTCTCATCTTCATAGCAGGTAAGAATGTTTTACCACCACATTCACAAAATACAGGAACTGATGCTGATATATCTACTTTTGGTTGTGGTTGTTGTGGCATTTCTCCGCCACCAATAATGTTCGCCATATTATATTGTATTTAAAATTTGTATTAGGGTTGCTGCAGTTGGTATCTCTTTATCAATTGCTGAAAAGTGTTTGAATTGTCCATCTGCTAATAAAAGAATAACTCCAGAAGTATTATCGCCGGCGTACTCATCTACTTTATCATAAAGTAAAGTAAATAGGTCAGTAAAATCGGTTACCTTACTATCTATCAATGCTTGTCTAAGTTTCATATATTTGTTTCTCTTATCATCATTTGATTTGAGAATATCCAATACTTTCATTTTATAATCATTTTCCAACAGGTTTTGAACATCAACTTTCAATTTACCTTTTGTTGAATTCATTTGGCAAGTGTTGATTACCTTACGAATATCAGGGTATGATGAATCTATAATTGGAACTAAATCTTTCGGGTCAAACTCAATATTTTCAGATTTTAAAATCTTACTCATTTGAATTGCTACATCCTTTTTAGTTGGTGGGATGATTTGAAAAGATTGACAACGAGATTGAATTGGTTCAATTACCTTTTCTACATAGTTACAAGTCAAAATGAATCGGCAATGAGAACTGAATGTTTCCATAATATTACGAAGCATTGGTTGTGCTAAGTAACTCATATAATCAACCTCATCCAATACTACTACTTTCCATTTTTTAAAACCCATAGATGATGCAAACCCTCTTACTTTATCTCTAATAGTATCTACGTTTCTTTCATCAGATGCGTTGATAATCATAAAATCACAATCAATTGATTTTACAATTAATTTAGCAAGTGTTGTTTTACCAGTACCAGCTTTTCCATAAAGGAGTAAATGTGGTATATCATTGTTCTCAATGAATATTGAAACTTTTTCTTTAAGGTGTTCATTACCTACATAATCTTCTAATTTAATTGGGCGATATTTTTCAACCCAAAGACTATGGTTTACATTTTCTTCTTGATATTCAAACATATATTTTTATTTTCCAGTTGAACCAAATCCACCATTACCTCTTTCTGAATCTGATAACTCATCAGCTTCTACAAATTCAATTGGTGGGTAAGGTATAATCATAATTTGTGCAATTCTATCACCTATTTTGTAGAAATCATTGGATGTATTTTCGGTATATGTTTTTGTTTCATCATAAAAACGATTACCACCAAATACTTTATTGAATGTAGCTTGTAATTCACCTCTATATCCGCTATCGCATACACCAACAGCGTTACTTAAATCCAATCCGGTCTTTCTAACCGATGAACGAGGAAATATTAATCCCACAAATCCTTCAGGTATTTCTAAGGCAATCCCCATACCATATGTAATTTGTTCAGGCGTGTCCTTAATAATTGATGTTGCTACCAAATCCATTCCACCATCACCAGGTTTAGCGTATGTTGGAATTACTGCATTTGGATTAAGCTTCTTTATTTTCACTTCCATTTTCTTCTAAGTTTTTTTGAGCGATTAATTGAAGTCTTTGATTATCTCTTAGTTTTTTACCTTCATCGGTTAGTTCTCTTACAAAGATTTTAAATGATTTACCAGTTTGTCCGTGTGTAAATGAAATATAAGAATCTTCCATATTTGTAATTGTAAAAATTACTTTAGGGTCTTCGTTTTTATTCATAACAGAATCATCTGTCCACGCAAACACTTGTGGTTCATCACCATCAAACTGAAAACACCATTCTGCATCTTCTAACTTTTTTTGAGGTATTGTTAATTCTCCCAATTGTGGTTGTAACAATTCTTCATTTTTTACTTCTTCTACTTTTTTTGTTTTTTTAGCCTTTGCCATATTATTTTGTTTTTATCTTCCTACTTCACCTAAATACTTTTCCTTCATTTCTTCCCAACTCATACCAATAGCATCTATGTAAAATAAGTGTTCAGGTTTTAATCTGCCTTCTTCGTGCAGTTTTGTATATCTACTAATTGCGTGCTTCTTCCACCATTTATTAATGTAATCAACACCTTGCTTAAATTTATCTTTTAGTACTAATTGTTCTTCAGTAATTCTATCGCAAAGGAAATCATTACCATTCTCATACATCATAGCCATATACACACCTCTCTTAAAGCCGTGGTGATATTCAGTTGCCTTAATACCACACTCTTTAAAGATTTGTCCTAATATCTTTTGTTTGATACCACTAACAGGTCCATTAGCTTCATATCCCATATTAGCACCATTACGGGCTCTCTCATCTGAAATATTATCTTTGTACCATTCCGCACGATTTTCTTTTAACCATTGATGCCAAGGGTCATAATACTTATCATCCGGCTTAATACTAATCTTACCAGCGGATTCACCTAATGTTTTGAAAAGTGGAATACCATTGTATTGGGAATGAATTCCGTATAGTGAAGTTGTACCTACTGCTATAAGTACATTATCATATTTCTTTTTCCAATACTCTCTTACCTCAGGCACCGTAGTCATCATAGCGATTAACTTACCACCTAAAAAGTTGTAACCTAAAGGCTGAGTACATACGATTGTAGAAGCAATAGTTGTATTGTTTAATTTACCTTTTACAAACTTATCATCTTTAGTCCAACCAATGTAGTTATCTCTTACACCTAATGCGGTTACATCTGATGCTAAAGATATTTGCCCCAATAGTTTTCCACTTACTCTATCCCTTACATTAATCTTAACATTACGGCCAGGGTTAGCGGTAAAATCCATAGTATGAATCATTCTACGAATTTGTGACCACTTAGTAGCTTCTTTGGGGTCTTCAACGATTTCAACGTAAGGGTCTAACGCTTCAATTTCTTTTATCGTTAGCTCCTTATCGTTGATATTAGTTGGCCTCCATTGAGAATCATAATAAGATGCTATTTGGGATTTAGCCTGAATCATTGTAGGGTCTTGCAACTCTACCCACTTTTTGTATAAAGTTTGCTCCTGCACAGACATCGTCATTAGATAGTCCATGTTTTCTTTTAACTTTTGTTTTTCAACATCAAAGTCAAAGACAGGTTTTTGTGGTTCGGTATCCCAAAAGCTCATAATTACTTAATTTCTACGAGGTAATAGTTTGAAGTGTAATC